TACAAAGTCCATTGTTCAGTTTGCTTACCTTCTGAATCAAATGTTTTTATATAAATGTCGTTTGTGTTATTTATGGATTCTTTAAATACATCATTTTTTTCTCTTCCTTCTAATGGATTTGAAGAAAATCTGGAAATGTTGTTATCTTTGAATACGCTTGAATCTAACTCATAATCCGGAGAAGCTAAGATCATTTTATTATCTTTATCTGATCTGTAGAAAGATGCTACCCTATCGATAAAATCATTTGAAGAGGTTTCCACTATAGTTATGGTTACGCTATCCCAGGTTACATTTTGAGGAAAGTTTACTTCTCTATTTAAAAGTTTATAGGATTTGTTGCCAACAGAAAAAGAAGGTAAAGTAACACTCTTTACCTCATACCATTCACAAAAAGGAAACTGGACAAGGAAACGATTATTGAATTTTGGTTCAAAGTCGTTATTTGTCCAGAAACTAGATTTCTTAACCAAGGTCTATCCTTACCTTCGTGGTGGTCCCACAAAATTTCCGTCTTCAAAAGAAGCCCAATCATAACGGAAAGTAAGACTGTAGGTGCTTAGATCGTCTTTACCGTAATCAAGTCCATCTTGTTCAAACTTTTCTACCCAAGGATTGTACATGCTCCATGTTTCAACGACTTGTCCTTCTGCGTTTAGTTGTTGAACTTGCATTGTTACCTGTCCACCCTCTGTTTGATTAGCAGTTCCTTGAGAGATTTTTCCTTTAGAAATATATTTCAATGTCCCGTATTGATTTAACACTTCACCAATATTACCATATAGTTCAGTCAAGTTAGCTTGACTAAGCTTATTAATAATATTATAAAGAACTCCGTTACTGACATCATCTACAAATGTAGCTTTTACAGGATTCCAAGTAATATTTCCTGGGAAATTGAAAGTCTTTCCCCCAATCATGTGTTGCTTATTAGCAATATCAAATGTTGGTTTGGAAAAATCCTTTACATAAAAATAACCAATACCTAAAATATCAACTTTAAATCTATTAGCTCTTTTTGGCTCAAATGTATTTTCAGTCCAGAATGACATAAATCTTATCTCCTATATTTCTACTAAGTAGTCCTGTAAAGTTTTTTTATAGATCTTCGAATGAAGCTCCTGTGTTTGTGATGATGAAGTCAATACCAATAAACTCGATAGCATATACTGGCTTGATAAACAACTTAGCATACATCATGTTTCTATCAATTTCTTCTGCTGTTGTAGTTGTTTCATCCAAAACAAGTCTATAATCAGCAATACCATTTCCAGACTTAACACTCTCAAGAAGAGTGGTTGCTGGTCTCTTGAATCTTTCCCATGTTGCACTTACGTTTGGTTCAAATAGTAAGTTGGAAGCCAAGATAGAAATTCTTTTCTTCAAGAAGATAACCAAACGTCTTACGTTGATTCTATCAAGAGCGGAAGGAATAGCTTGGAGAGTTTTTTGTCCAAAGATTACAATACCTTCACTTGGGAATGAAGCGATTGGATTGATATTTCTTTCATAAAGTCTATCTCTCTGTTTTGCTGTTAGTTTATCTCTAACTCCAACAACGCTCAATCCTGAAGAACCTAATGAAAGACCGCCGCGATTGAAGCCTGCTGGTGCAAACCAAACTTCTGTATTCTCTTGACTAGAAGCCATTGTTCCTAAAGCAACAACTGAAGGTGGCATCCATAGTGGTTGACCACTTTCGCTATCAAGAACTTTTACCCATGGATAATATGCACAACCATAGCTTGTATTTAAGTTTCTTTGTTTGATATCACTGATGGTATCAGAAACACTACCAAGTCTTAGATTTTCTGCATCTGCATTCTCGCTAGATGGTTTGTAACCACCAGGAATGTCGATAATAGCCATAGCATCACCACGAGATTCACAAAGCTCAATAGCTTTCTTGGTTACTGATTTGTTGGTAATACCAGGAAGCACTAAGAGGTTCATGTTAAGAACTTCTGGCTCTTTTATTGATTCTAATGCTCTTTCCAAGGAGTTTACAGCATAGTTTTGAATAGCTGTTTTTCCTTCTGTAAAGGTATTTCTAAATGGCTCTCTTTCTGTTATGTCAAGGCCATTAGCGCCGCCAAAAAGAGGCAAAGTAAACTTATCAAATCCTAACTCTAATAAATCTTGATAAGCTAAATCTTTAGATAAAGTTACTGCTGCTCCTGTGCCCCAGTCATCTTTACTTGCAGACAAAGAAGTATAGGAGTTTCCTGCAGCTCTGGAACCAGATTGCCAATATACTACTCTTCCTGTTGTAGAGGAACCAGTTACAACTACATCATCCAAACTAAAGATAAATGCAGTTTCTGTTGTGGAGTCATCAGCTACGAA